ACGACAAACTGACCTGTCATCACGATACCCGTTCCCGTTCCTGGTGTCATCGTAATAGTGTGATTATCTATTGCTACGGCTGCTGTTCCCACACTTCCAGCAGAAGTTGAGGTCAAATCACTGAAGTTTGGCACAGTACCAACTGTAACTGCACTACCAGGTGTGGCATCTCCTTCCACATAGGATTGAGCAAAACTGAAGGCTTCACCACTGGTCGCTTGCGTGGCAGAAGGGAATGAAATACTAGGTACTCCATTAGTTGTAGATCCAAAACCGCCTAATGTAGCTGCTGAGTTAGAGTCTACAGTCGTTACATTATTACCGCTTATGCTGTATGACGATCCAATTTTATCAGCCGTACTAGCTGCCGAAAGCGATTCAAACTTTACACTGGATGATATGGAATGATTCATGTCCGCATAAGCTGGTGCGGATACAAGAAAGATAAAAGGTAGTAGTCTTTTCATTTGATACCTACTTTGTTTTTACTATTATCTATTATTTTAGGACCATTGTTGTTACCTGTGCCACTTTTCT